GAACAACATCAGTGGTCAATTCATTTGTACCTGCGTGGTAGTAATACACCTGGTCAACACCGTTGACGGCTTCCGTCAGTTCAAGCTGAAACAGCTCGATAATTGCTGACGGCTCCAAGGACTGAAGCTGTTCTTGAATTGACTGCGGCGTGCTCATGCTTCAAACACCTGAATAAAAGTTGTGGTCAATTGAACGCGGCCCTTAGTTGTCATTGTTTTGTTCCATGCGGAGCAGCGCACCTTGATGCTGCTGCTTTCGCCTGGTGGCGTAAAAATAAATTTCTCAGTGCCGCCGCGAGCATCTAAAAACGTTTCCACTGTGTCTGACTCTGCCTCTGACAGGTTGTAAGACAACGTGAAAGCTTTTGGGTTTTGGTTGATGCCAAGACTGCCGACCTGTTGATAACCGCTGCCAAACTGTGCTTGACGGACAATCGGCTGGCTGGCCTTTGTCGTGCCGTAAGACGGCTGCAAATTTACAGATGAGTCCCAGCTAGCTGTCATCGGCTTAAGAGTCCTCCAGGTCGTTGCTGCTTGATTAACTCATTCTGAACAGCAGCGCCAACAAGAGCACCAAGCTGACGTGATGAGCCTTCATCGCCTTCCACGTTAGTACCGCTGGCATCGACGTTTACGACAACGCTGGTGCTGCCACCACCGCCAAGCTCGTGATTTGGAACAATCGTTCCAGAGCGACCAGGTACAAATAGCTCAGGGCCACGTTCACCAACGCTTGAAGGACGCCCAACAGGCGGTCGGCCACCGCTTGCAAAACCAGGGAGATTTGAGAATATGCCAAAGTTAGTGCTTTTAAGAAGAGTATTAATACCAAGCTGCATCATTTGACGAGCAATGTTATTTAAGACCCCACCAAGAGCCTCAGAAACACTCTTAGCTTCCATCAAAGCGTCAACAATCCCTGAACTAATTGTTTGACCGACGCCGTCGTAGATCTTTTGAAGACGCTCTGCTTCAGTGACTTGATCTTGCAAAGCAGCAACTGCTCTCACTTTGTCTTTGACGTCTTTCTCATTCAGGCCATCAACACTATTCATGATGTCTTCGACCTGATGCTTAAGAGCTATTTCTTCCTCGGTGCCGTTTATTTTGGCTTCAAGCAACTCTTTTTGCCGCTCTAACGGCTGGACTGCTTCTCTTTGAGCCTCTACGAGTTCTTTTGCTTTTATCGCGTCTTGTGCAAGAGCTTGACCAACGATGCTCCCTCTTTGTGCATCAAATGCTTGATTTGTAATATCAACTACTTCTTGGCGTCTTTCTGCACTAATGCCTTCTAATTTGTTGATTCTTTCTAAAGCATCGGCTCGTGCAAAATCACTTTCCAGTAATTGTCTGCCTAACTCAGTTTGTTCTTTGAGAAGTTGAATATCGCGGCCAGCTTGCTGGAACATACTGCCAGCGGTTTTTTGCCCTGTCTTTTCTCTGCGTAAGCGTGCTTTTCTTTCTGCTTCTGTCTCGGGCTTCGGCGCTAATCGTTCTCGACGGTCAGAAACCGTTTCAGGCGGATTGATCGGCACCATATTTGCATCGTATTTAATACCTCCAATAACAAATTCTTGAGATAAAACTTTTGAGCGTTGTTCAATTTTTTCAAGTGCATCTGCCAGTTCTTTATATTTCTTGGCGGCAACTCGTGCCGCTCTGCCGTTCCTGGCAACTTTAGGCTCTAACTTCTCCATTTCTGTTTTAACTTTTTTCGCTTGTTCTGCAAGCTCGTCAACACTGTTGCTATTGACAGTCGTAAGTTTATTAAACTCACTAATTCTTTCAGCAGCCTGCGCTGCTGCAACACCAATAGCAACCAAACCAGCCGCAGCGGCTACAAAAGGGAATGCTAAAAAAGCAATTTTTAACGCAATCAATGCACCTTTGACCAGCAAAATTGCAGGAGGCAGCGCAGCAAAGGCAAGAGTTAAAGCAGCCGTGCCAACAATTATTGCTTTAACGGGCTCAGGCAAAGCTACAAAACCTTTTAGAAGCTCAGTCGCTGCATTAACAACAGGCAAAATAGCAGGCAACAATTTGTTAGTTGCTGTTTCACTAAAATCAACTGCTGCATTGCTTAAATTTCTAAATTGTTGACCAGGGCCTTTCAACGCCTCTGCCAACTTGCCAGCACCTTCTTGATTGACTCTGGTTAATGCGGCAATAACAACAGGCGCAAGAATCTTTCCTTCTTCCCCTAATTTTTTAAGAGCCCCAACAGTTACATTTAATTCTTTAGCGATGGCCTGTGCAACCAATGGCGCTTGCTCAAGAATTGAATTAAGTTCTTGGCCTCTCAAAACGCCACTGCCTAACGCCTGTGTCAACTGCAGGAATGCACCGGCAGATTCAGATGCCGTCGCACCAGCCAGTCTTGAAGCAGTGTTGAAACCGTTAAAAGTTGACTCAATTGTCTCAAGACTCATGCCCATGGGCTTTAGTCGAGCCAACAGACGCGCAACCCCAGTGTTTGCCTCTGTTTGACTAAGGCCAAACTTTTTAGCAGCACGTTCTGCAATTCCTAAAGCCTCAGCAGTATCTCCAGTGGCTGATGTCAACAGCTTGATTCTTCTTTCTGACTCAATGGCTGATATGCCTGTTTCGATAATTTCTTTAGCTGCTATCGCGCCACCAATACGTGCAAAACCACCACGCAAGCCGCTAAGGCTTGCATTAAGTTCTTTTGCTTCGCGAGCTGCACCTTTAAAACCACCCCTAAGTCTTTTGGTTGCTCGTGCACCAACCTCACCAAGATTATGCAGAGCGCCTTGGACACGCCCCATAACCTGTTGGACTTTCCTGCCTTCTCTATCAACCTGCTTAAGAGCGGTAACCGCCTTAACAGCATTGATAATTAGCTCAACACTGGATACTGCCACGACGATCTAGCGATACGAAAAGTCTACCGCCGACTGCTCTTAGCGCGATCCATTGCCTTTTTCTCCTCATCCGCCTTTATCTCAAAGTAGGCGGCAAAATGAACAAGCTCCGCATCGGTTAACTCGGTGCGAAGCCTGCTCACAGTCATTCCTAGCTCGCAGGCCAAGTAAAACTCAAAGAAAGTCCACTTGTCCTGCTTTAGTCGTTTTTTGCTTCTTCTATGCCTGTATCTTCACCGACACCAAACAGAAACAGCTCGATTTCGTTTAAGACAGTCTCAGGCAGTTCACGCTGAAGCTTTGGCGCATCAGCAGAGGCAAATGCCTTAGTGCCATCTTCTAGCTCTGCCATTTGGCAAAGCATGTGCGTAGAAATGTCGAGGGCTTCTTCAGATGTAGCGGTGTTCTGAGCCCTCTTGCGGTCTGCTCTTGTGATTGCCTTGAAATACAAATCGACAATCTTTTCGCCAGCCGCATTTTTTAGTTCAAACTTTCGACGCTGGCTGAGGTCAAACGCCCCAACCAGCATGTCAACCGTTCTTTGAGTCGCAGGCATTAAATACCAGAAGTGATAGTACCGTTGGCAGTGAAGTTGACCGTAATCACTTCAATCTCTCCAACCGTAGCACTATATTCTGCGCTTGTAACTAAAGCAGCAAACGACATTTTTTTGTCGCCACTTTCATCTAGATACAACTCAAAGTTTGCGTTAGCTGGATCTTCCGTGGTCAATGCCTCTTTAATTAGATCCAGTTTGTCGCCCGCGCCAGGTGCGTCGTAAAGCACTTCACAGGAGCCTGAGCCACTGACTAAGCCTCCGACATACGCGCGGAAAGTATCGCCGTGGTCGGTGACTTCCAGCGATTCTTTTTCAACTGAGAGCGACCAAGACCGCACTGCAGCTATTTCACCTAAAGCACCACCAGCAGCGTCCTTGTCGAACTTGATGGTGCCTTGTTGTCCTCGATAAAAAGCCATGATTAGATAGCGGTGGTGATGGTGCCGTTAGTGGTGAAATTAACGGTGATAATTTCAATTTCACCCACCGTGGCGGTGAGATCAGCCGATGTCACCACAGCGTCAAAACTGATTTTCTTAGCGCCTGACGTGTCCAGGAACAGCTCAAACAACGCGGTGCCTTCATCGGTTGCGGTGTTGATGTGATCGACAAAAGCAGCGGTTTCATCACCGCTTGACGCCGTGTACATCAGCTCAACACTGCCCGAGCCCGTGATGATTCCGCCAACGTTTCCGCCGTAGGTGTCACCCATCACGGTGGTTTCCAACACTTCTTTGTCGAGAGTCAACGACCACGAGCGAGTGCTAGTAATCGCCGCCGCA